TCACCGCCCTCCCGGTGGAGGGGTTCGACGGGCAGGCCCCGGCGTTCCCGTTGCCGCGGGTGTCCGAGCGGGAGTTGCAGGTGTGGCTCGATGCCTGGCGTACACCGCAGGCTGCGGCGTGGTCGGTGCAGTTGTGGCGCTTGCGGACGGTCGCCATGTGGGTCCGCTGGTCGGTCCGCATGGAGGACCCGGAGGCGGGCGCCGCGCTCGGGAACGTGGTCGTCAGGCTGGCGGATCAGATCGGCCTCACCCCCGCGGGGCTCCGCGAGAACGGCTGGAAGATCGCCGCCGACGAGGTTGCCGAGCGGCGCAGTACGCCGGCTGTTCCGGCGCGGGCTCGGACGTCGCCGCGTGACCGGCTGAAGGTCGTCAACGGTGACGGGGACTGACGAGTTCGTCGTCGACTTCCCGACGTTGTGGATCGTCCCGTCGTGGATCGAGGCGCACTGCGTGATCCCTGACGGGTTCCGAAAGGGCCAGTCGTTCGAGATGTACGACTGGCAGCTGTGGTGCACCGTGAACCACTACCGGGTTCGGCCGGACGCGAAGCAGGCCCCGGATCCGGACAACCCGATCCGGGCGGCAGCGTTCAGGAATCGCCGGTCGCAGGTGGTGGCTCCGCAGAAGACGGGCAAGGGTCCGTGGTCCGCGGCGATCATCTGCGGTGAGGCTGTCGGGCCGGTGCTGTTCCTCGACTGGGCTTCGGGTGGCGAGGAGTACCGCTGCTCGGAGCACGGGTGTGACTGCGGCTGGTCGTACGTGTATGCGCCGGGTGAGCCGATGGGCCGTCCGTGGCCTACTCCCCTCATCCAGCTCATGGCGACGTCTGAGGATCAGGTCGACAACGTGTATCGGCCGCTTCAGTCGATGATCCGCAGCGGACCGCTGGCGGAGCAGATGAAGATCCGGGAGTCGTTCATCCGGTTGCCGAACGACGGCCGGATCGATCCGGTGACGTCCTCGGCGATGTCTCGGCTCGGTAACCCGACGACGTTCGCGTTGCAGGACGAGACGGGTCTGTACACGAAGTCGAACAAGCTGCACGCGGTGGCGGACACGATGCGCCGGTCGTTGGCGGGCATGTCGGGTCGGGCGATGGAGACGACGAACTGCTGGGATCCGGCGGAGAACTCGACGGCTCAGCAGACGTACGAGTCGCGGATGACGGACCTGTTCAAGTTCTACCGGAAGCCGCCGGCTGATCTGTCGTACCGGAACAAGGTGGAGCGGCGGCGGATTCACCGGTTCAACTACGACGGCTCGTCGCATGTGGAGCTGGACAGCATCGAGGCTGAGGCTGCCGAGATGATGGAGCGGGACCCGGGGCAGGCGGAACGGTTCTTCGGGAATCGTCTCGTCGCGGGGCTGAACGCCTACCTGGACGAGGACCGCATCGCGAGGTGGGAGGCCCGGGAGGTTCTGCGGGCGGCGCCGACATCGGGCCCTGTGTGCTTGGCGTTCGATGGGTCCGACTCGGATGACTGGAGCTCGATCCGCGCGGAGACGATGGACGGGTGGCAGTTCACTCCGTTGGTGGGTCCGGATGCGCGGCCGTCGGTGTGGAATCCGGCGGAGTTCGGTGGCCGGATCCCGCGGGGTGAGGTCGACGCGGCGGTGGACGAGTTGTTCGGCCGGTTTGACGTGGTGCGCATGTACTGCGACCCGCCGGATTGGTCGACGGAGGTGGAGAACTGGGCGTTGCGGTACGGCGAGGCTGTGGTGGCGTGGCCGACGTACCGGGTGACGCAGATGCACGCGGTGCTGGAGCGGTTCTTGACGGATTTGTCGACGGGCCGGTTGACGCACGACGGGTGTCCGATCGCGGCGACGCATCTGCAGAACGCGCGGAAGATCGCGAAGGCGGGGCAGAAGTACCTGCTGGGGAAGCCGACGCAGCACCAGAAGATCGACCATGCGATGACCAGCACGCTGGTCCATGAGGCTGTGTGCGATGCCCTCGCTGCGGGTTGGACGGATGTTCCGCAGGACCGTCGTGTGATCGTGTTCCGTTGAGGATGGGGAGGACGCGTGGCCCTGTCTGAGGAGGAGCTGGACACGTTCCGGCGGTTGGAGACGCGGCTGGGCCGGGAGCGGCGGAATCATCACGCGCCGGGTGGCCGGCTGGTGCGCGGGTTGGAGTCGTTGGACGCGTATTACGAGGGTGTGCAGCGGATCGAGGCGCTGGGTTTGGCGGTGCCGCCGGAGTTGGAGCGGTTCACGACGATCGTGAACTGGCCCCGGATTGCGGTGGATTCGCTGGAGGAGCGTCTGGATGTGGAGGGGTTTCGGCTGCCGGGTGCGGATGAGGCGGACGAGGCTCTGTGGGCGGTGTGGCAGGCGAACGGTCTGGATGAGGAGTCGCAGCTGGCGCATGTGGACGCGTTGGCGTTGCGACGGTCGTATGTGTGTGTGGGGTCGGGCGAGTTCGGGCCGGACGCGGATGACGAGTCGCGGGACCCGTCGTTGCCTTTGGTGACGGTGGAGTCGCCGTTCGAGATGATCCACGAGGACGATCCGCGGACCCGCCTGCCGCGGGCGGTCGCGAAGGTGTACCAGGACGGGTCGGACCGGTTGGGGACGTTTTACCTGCCGGGGCGTACGTCGTGGCTGGAGTGGCGTTCGGGTTCGTCGGGCCGGGGCTGGGTCGAGGTGGACCGGGACGAGCACGGTATCGGGATTCCGGTGGCGCCGATCGTGAACCGGGGCCGGACGGCGCAGCGGTACGGGGTGTCGGAGATGTCCGACGTGATCGGGTTGACGGATTCGGCTGCGCGGGCGTTGACGAATGCGCAGTTGGCGACGGAGATCATGGCTATCCCGCAGCGGTATGTGCTGGGTGCGACGAAGGGCGATTTCGTCGACGCGGACGGGAACCAGTTGACGGCGTGGGAGGCGTATCTGGGTTCGGTGTGGGCGTTGCAGAACCCAGACGCGAAGGTGGGGCAGTTTTCTGCGGCTGATCTGAAGAATTACGCGGACATCGTGAACCACTACGCGACCCTCGTCAGTGGTGCGACGGGTCTGCCGATGCGGTACCTGGGGTCGAACACGGCGAACCCGCCGTCCGCGGATGCGATCCGCGCGGATGAGGCGCGGCTGATCAAGCGGGCGGAGCGGCGTCAGCGGGCGTGGGGCGGTTCGTGGGAGCGGGTGATGCGGATCGTGCGCCGCATCCAGGACGGGTCGTGGGATCCGAAGCTGGCGGGGATGGAGACGTTGTGGCGGGACGCTGCGACGCCGACGAAGGCTCAGGCGGCTGATGCGGTGGTGAAGCTGTTCCAGGCGGGCGTGATTCCGCGGGCGGCGGCGCTCGAGGACATCGGCTATTCGGCGACGCGGCGCGCGAAGATCGCGCAGCAGTTCGCCGAGGAGGCGACGGATCCGGTGTTGGAGCGGGTGGCGCGTGAGCTGGCCGGCAACCCGCAACCTGCAGCTCCCCCGGTCGCTGGCCCGGTTTTGAACGGCGCTGCGGGTGTTGCCTGACGCTGCTGTGGCGCATTACCGGGCGCAGCAGCGGTTGACTGTGGCGGCGTTGGCGGCGGCGCGTAGGGCGTGGCGGCGGATGGGCCGGGAGTTCGACGCGTCGTGGCCTGCGGTGCAGCGGGACCTGCTGATCGTGGTCTCTGCGGCGCAGCTGGGTGCGGCGAGGAACGGCGCGGGGTATGTGCCGCGTGTCCTGGCGGAGATGGGGCAGCCGGACGGCGCGGTGGGTGAGGTGGATCCGCGCGGGTTCGTGGGTGTGGCGTCGGACGGTCGTGAGCTGGGGTCGTTGCTGTACGGGTCGGTGACGTCCGCGAAGACGGGTGTGGCGGCCGGCGAGTCGGCTCAGGACGCGTTGGCGCGGGGTGGCCGCTGGCTGGACATGGCGGTGTGGACGCAGGTCGCGGATGCGGCCCGTGGCGCGACGTCGGTCGGTATGGCGGCACGGCCGCATTTGACCGGGTACTACCGGATGCTGAATCCCCCTAGCTGTGGACGGTGCGCTGTCCTCGCGGGGAGGTGGTACCGATGGAATGCCGGGTTCGCCCGGCATCCATTAGGGGAAGACCTCGCTGTGATTGCACGCATGTTCCTGTCACGCAGGCGGATGATTCGCTGCGGTTCGACGCGCGGAAGGCGTTCGACGCCGGGCAGGTCACCGGGCTGAACGCCGGGGAGGCGCAGGCGATCCGTGACGGCGCCGACATCTCCCGGGTGGTCAACGCCCGCCGCGGGATGTCGGACAACGGGTTGACGACGACCGAGGCGGCGACTCGAGGTCGCCAACGTCTCACCCCCCAGGCGGTCCTGGACCTGTACCCGGACCGGGCGCAGGCGATCGAGCAGCTGCGCCGTCACGGCTACATCCTCTAGGGAGTCGGCATGCGCGCCAGGATCGTTTCGCTGCTCAGCGTGCTGCTGGCCCTCGCCCCCTCCGCCCCGGCCGGGGCGACCCCGGCGCCGGGGTTCACGCACACGCCTGCGGTGGTGGGCCGGCCGGTGACGTTCGTCGCGGACCCGGCGTCCTGCGACACGTCCTACTGCTCGTACCTGTGGAGGCACGTGAACGGCACACGGTACGGGGCGCGGATCGGTGAGGGCGTCGGCTTGACGTCGGTGGAGTACGTCTTCTCGAAGGCCGGGGTGACCGCGGTGTCGTTGACGGTCACGAACAACACCAACTGCCGCAGGCCGGGCCCGTCTGGGCTGTGCAGCGCGTCCGTGACGCGTTCGTTCACCGTCGCCGCGGCCTGAGCAGCCCCCCTAGACCATCCGGCGCCGCAACGGGGCCGGACTTTCCCGAAACGGGAGCACCGCAATGACCCAGCCCGACCCGAACAACCCTGCCTCGGTGCAGGGCGACGCGACGCAGCCGGACCCCGTCAAGCCCGAAACGGGGGAGAAGGACTGGCAGGCCGAGGCGGAGAAGTACAAGGCGCTGTCGCGGAAGAACGAGGCGCAGGCCAAGTCGAACGCCGACGCGGCCAGGCGGCTCACGGAGATCGAAGAGGCGCAGAAGACGGCGGAGCAGAAGGCCGCGGAGCGGCTGGCTGCCGCCGAGGCGCGGGCGTCCGAAATGGAGGCCCGGGCGTTGCGCGCGGAGGTCGTCGCCGAGAAGCAGGTCCCCGCGAACCTCGCCAAGTTCGTGACCGGCAGCAGCCGGGAGGAGTTGGAGGCGGCGGCGGACGAGCTCCTCGCCGCGATCCCCGCCAAGCCGGGTCTGAAGGCGGATCTGTCGCAGGGCGCCCGCGGCTCCGAGCCCGTCAAGGGCGAAGCCGGTCGGGCCGAGGC